TCTGACTGGGACCACAGTCGGAGACTGTTTACCAGCCAGTAGTACCTATCGACGGAGTCGATAGGCTTCCGGACATAAAAGGGCGTTACGTCGACACCTTGGAAGTAGTGCTTCCCGCACGACTCCCTAAAAGCGCCTTGCCAGTGCGACTTCTTGGTGTTAACCTTGAAGCCGCAGTTAACAAGGATCTCGCAGAAGGACTCTGCGAGGCTGCTGGGGAGAGTTATATCGTCCCCATACGCTTTGGTGTCAGCGTCCGAGACTCCATGGAGGGCACACCAGCTTGACGCTAGGGCCCAGAAGATCAGGGTTTCCAATTCAAAGGTAAACCCATTTCCCATGGAAGACACCTTCTGGAGCTCGTGAGAGCTACCGTCAGGCAGAACGCAGACCGGGCTTCGAGCAAGCTCGATTACTCTAACCCAGCCTTCGGGCAGGAGGATCCTTACTAGCGCAAGCGCTATCAGATCACTAGCCATAGAGAGGTCGATGGTTGCGATTTCTCCGAGAAGCGAGCCCAATCGGGCAAGCTCCGCGTTGATTTCTTGGCCATTCGGCATCAATAGCCCCACCCTTCTGAGACACTTTCGAAGTGCCCTGCCGATCCCCTTCTGGAACAGAAGGTTCACGTCAGGTTCGATCGCGATGAAGCGGTCGATCTCAGCGTTCTTCGGAACGGTGGATCCCTTACAACCCGCAACTATGGTGACCTGAGGTCGCCACGGCCTGAGCCAGCGTAGGATCGCCGGCACTACGGGGGCAAGGTTTGCTGACGCATCGGCTGTCCAGCCGAATTTGAAGTACGTGTCAGCGAACCGACGCTTTTTACTCGTAGAGGCACCAGGCCCCCAAGCAAAACCACGCGCCACCTCATCCATATCCGGCGCCAAGCCAATCACCTTCTCGATTTTCCTACGTGCCATGAAAACCACGGCAGTAGTCTCCGGGAATAAACCCGAAGAGAGGAGGTGCGGCAAGACGTCGTTGGTGAGACGGCAGATGGCCTCGCTCTCACGGAACTTATCTAACGCCTTTCGCTTCCGGTCGGAAGCTGAGACGAAGCTAACTCCTTTGAGCCGGAAAGGCACTTTGGAGAAGCATTCCTGCAGCAGGTAGCTGCGTCGGAATTCGATAGGGTCCGTGCACGTCTTAAGAAGGGTATCCAGTGAAGGAACCTCCTCAGGGGCGTGTCCGAGTGCGGAATGGATTCTATCCCGCAGGTCGTTCGACAGCTCTTCGAGCATCAGATCGTCACGGCTGTAAAGCGCGTGCGATGACTTCTTACGACTTACTACCATGAAGGGACTCCTAAAGGGTAGCTGAAGATCAGGCCAGGACTGGCCTAACGCAGAAACCGGTTTAACCCTCGGAAGAGGGCCACCCGGCCGAGCTTCGCTAGCTGGATTGCAGCCGTTATCACGAACTGCAACCCGGTCAGGATGCGAATGAGCAGCTCACGAGTCATGAGGGTGACCCCCCACGTCAAGTGAAGTACTCAAGGTCCTCCACAACCGCGCGGTAACCCGCTTGGTCACGGAGGTTCGCATCCATCTCTGCGAAGTTCTGACGTTCCTGCTCCGTTGCGGAGGCAGAGATCTTCAGGGTCTGATCACTGTAGTTGACGTGATCGACCTTCGTCACCGTGACCCCGTTGATGGTCTCATCGACGGTTACCGGCATCGCCCATTGAATCCGCACAGTGTAGTGCGGGTCCTTCTGGGTCTGGCGGTTTGGTTCACGGATGCTGATGCTCAATGGCATGAAGCCCAGAGAGCTGGACGCCGACTTCTCAACGAAGCGGGCGATAACGCCATCGATGAACTTCGGTTCGAAGTCATGCGTGACGGGTGTCGACTCCTTATCGTCGACTTGGATCGTGGTAAAAGCGGCCACGGCCTAACTCCTACATGGAGGTTAAGGGATGCTAGACAAGAGGTCTATCGCTTACAGTACTGCGTAATGAGCGCTATAAGGTCAAGACATCGCCTAACGTTAAACCAATCAGTCTCCAACCGGGGAAAGATTGGCTGCGGGGGTCCTGCATATACAGTCCTGTACATGTGGAAATCCCGTAGGGCATTCCGCGGCTCTATCCGAGCCTCAGCCTTTATCACGTTGTCGTAAAACGACGAGGCATGGTCGAAACCCTGCACAGCGTGATGGAACCTCGTGTCGGTAGTCTCTGTTCGAGAACCGCCGATGAAGGTCCAGCCAAGGTCGGCATCGATCGCAGTCAGCCAGTCACCCAGCGGAAAGATCCAATCCGCCACAAAGGAGAGAGTCGTAAGTTCCCACAACAGCGC